GGCTTTACGAGCGCCGGGAGAAGTATATCATCGGCAAAGTGCCACGCGGAGTCATTTTCCTAACTTGTGGTGTGGATATTCAGAAGGATCGGATCGAAGCCGAGGTTGTAGGATGGGGCCGAAACAAGGAATCGTGGTCGATTCAGTACGTAGTTTTACCAGGCGACACATCTTCGCCCGATCCCTGGAAGCAATTATTTGAATTACTCAGCACAAGCTTTAAAACCTGGGCTGAAACAGATCTCCCGATTCGAATGATGGCGGTTGATTCAGGCTACAACACGCAGGTCGTTTACGATTGGTGCCGTAAGTTTCCCTTAAGCCGAGTTGTTGCAGTGAAGGGACAGGCCCATTTAGAAACCATCGTAGGGCATCCGAAGACGGTCGAAATGAAGATGTCAGGAAAAAAAATTAAACATGGTCTCAAGTCGTGGCCGGTTGGTAGTAGCCTTATGAAGTCGGAACTCTACGGCTTCTTGAGGCAGAACGCCCCGACTAACCAAGACGAGCCCTACCCAACAGGTTATTGTCACTTCCCAGAATACGAGCCCGCCTTTTTTGAGATGCTCACCGCCGAAGAACTCATGGTGAAAACGGTTAAGGGTTACAAAAAATTTGAATGGGAGAAGGTCAGAGATAGAAACGAGGCTTTGGATTGTAGAATATATGCAAGGGCGGCGGCTTCTATTGTGGGTCTCGACCGATTCACCGAGGCTCACTTCGCCATGCTTGAAAATCAAATGGGTCTTTTGAAGCCCGCAGAAATTAAAGAAGCGGTGACAGCGAAGCCCCAAACGGAAATAATGAGGCGCAAGCCTTCCGAGTTTTGGAGAAATTAAAATGCCTAGTTTTACAACCGAACAACTCGAAGCTTTAGAAAGGGCCATTGCCGAAGGAATCCTATCGGTTAAATACTCAGACAAGATGATTACGTATAGGTCCCTTGACGAGATGCTGAAGTCTCGCGATCTCATGCGGCGATCTCTTGGCCTTCTGAACGATGGTGGCAGAATACTTCCGTCAACGTCGAAGGGGTTTTGCTGATGGAATCAAATTTTTACGACAAGATTATTGGATTCTTCTCTCCCACAGCCTCTCTCAGACGAATGAAGGCGCGCTTCGCTCAAGAATTTTTATCTACAACAATGAAAAGAAAGTACGAGGGCGCGGCCACGGGTCGCAGAATGGACGGTTGGAACTCGGGTGGCGGCACGTCTGCGAACGCTGAAGTCAAAATGGGCGCCTCTTCCATCCGAGAGAGAGCTCGTGACCTCTGTCGAAATAACGCATACGCCACCAAGGGCCTTGACGTCATCGTAAACAGCGTGATCGGCAAGGGAATTTATACGCAGATCATGGCCCCGACGAATGACGTTGACCAAAAATTTACAAAACTTTTCCAGGATTGGGCTGGGTCTATCCGTTGCGACTTCGACGGCGTGAATAACTACTATCAGATGCAGCGGCTTGTCTTAAGAACAGTCGCCGAATCGGGCGAATGCTTGATTAGAAAGCGAATCCCGATTGAAAAAACAGAAATCCCGCTTCAGCTTCAAATTTTAGAACCTGACTATCTGGACACCTCGAGAGACGGTTTTAAAAATAACGAAACTGGGAATGAAGTCTGGCAGGGAATCGAGATAGATGCGCAGGGTCGAAGGGTGGCCTACTGGCTCTTTACCGATCACCCAGGCGAAACTAGCCGATCCCTTAAGTCTTCCTTTCAATCCGTCAGGGTGCCCAAAGAAGACATTCTTCACGTCTACAAAATGGACAGACCGGGACAGCTTCGAGGCGTTTCTTGGTTCGCCACCGTGATCGTGACATTGAGAGATTTCGACGACTACCTTGACGCCCAATTGCTCCGACAAAAGATTGCGGCATGCTATTCCGTATTCATTCAAGACATTGAAACGCCGGAACTCACCGCCGAGAATCAAGCAAAGTTAATTGGAGAGCGACTAGAGCCGGGAGGAATTGAGATATTGCCACCAGGAAAAACAATTTCGTTTGCCAATCCTCCTGGGGTGCAAAACTTTCAAGAATATACGAGCTCGGTTTTAAGATCCATTTCCTCCGGACTAGGCGTGACATACGAAGCGTTAACGAATGACTATTCTCAAGTAAATTTTTCATCGGGTCGCATGGGATGGCTAGAGTTTCAAAGAAACGTGGACGCTTGGCGATGGCTTCTTCTGGTTCCGCAATTTTGTAAGCCAGGCTTTCAGTGGTTTTTAGAATCAGCAAGCCTTGTAGGAGCATCGGCCCAAGGTGTCACGGCGAAGTGGACAGCCCCAAGGAGAGAAATGATTGACCCCGTAAGCGAGGTTAACGCCCTTAATCAAGCGGTAAGGTCAGGCTTTGTTACCTTGAGTGAAGCCATCCGACAGTCTGGCTCAGACCCCGAAGATCACTTGAACGAAATTCAATCGGACAATGCGAAGCTTGATGAAAAAGGAATTTTACTTGATTGCGATCCAAGAGCGATGACCAAGGCTGGATTTAATCAGGACGTTTTCGAGAAAGATGCGGCGTCAAACCCAGCGGTGGTTTAAAAGTCGCAGATGTCTGATAGACGGCCTATCGCTTTATGCCTTAAACTTGACACTGACCGGGGTGTGGCCGAAACTTGGCAAAGGAAATAATGAGCGGGGTGGGTAAGAAAATTTTTGATATTCCAACAATGCTTCGAGAGGCATCGGTTGTGCCAAGCTCATTCGATGAAAAATCTCGGACTGCAGAAGTTATTTTTTCTACGGGTTCTCGTGTTCTCCGAGGTGGGTTTTTTACAGAGCCCTACTGGGAAGAGCTTTCGATGGAAGTCAAGTCTGTTAGAATGGATCGCTTAAATGGTGGCGCTCCGCTTCTCAATAATCATAATGCAGATTCCCTTGCCGACGTCATCGGCGTGATTGAATCGGCTACGGTTGACGGTATCAGGGGAATTGCAAGGATTCGTTTTTCAGAAAGAGAAGACGTTCGGCCCATTGTGAAAGACGTTCAAGACGGCATCATCAGAAACATTTCCGTGGGCTACCAAGTTTTTGAATACGAAGAGGTTTCAAAAAAAGAATCGTCTGGGATTGTTGGATCTAAGGATGGCGACGAAGAGGACGGCTATCGAACATTTCGCGCGGTTGATTGGGAGCCGATGGAAATAAGTTTAGTTGGGATTCCGGCAGACGCCGGAGCTCAGGTAAGGCAGGAAGCTTTGAAGACAAATAAATGTCGTGTGAAATTCAACGGAATTGGATTGGAGATAGAAGGAATGAAGGCGAAAAAAAATCGTCAGATTGAAGCTCAACTAAAAAGCGTTTCGGAAGAAGCGCCTATAGCTACCGAAACCCTCGAAACAGAGGGTGTTACTACGGAAGCGGAGCTTCCCGAAACTGACGAAACAAAAACCGAAGCCATTGCGACTGAGACGGCTGAGGCAGCCATAGAAACGACTGGGACGGCTGAGGAATTTCAAGCCAAGGCTGAAATGAACGCCGACGCTGAGCTTAAGCGGGTTATTGAAATTTTAAAAGTTGTAGAAGATTCTAAGCTAGACCGTTCGCTTGCTAAAGAATGGGTAGAAGCAAAAATTTCAATTGATAGGGTAAGAGATTTAGCAATTGTTGAATTAAAAAAGAGGGACCAAGAGGTCCATACTCGAAACGTAAAAGTAACTGTGGGGGATTCAATGCAAACTGAAAAACGAATAAGTGCGGCAGAGAACGCAATTTGTCATCGACTTGATAGCACGCGCTTTAAGCTCAGCGACGACGGAATGAACTTTCGAAATATGAGCGCAATCGAGCTTTGCAAAGACTTCCTAGAAGTGGGTGGAATTTCGACTCGCAATATGCCGAAAATGGAAATAGCGAAACGTGCTTTGCACGATTCCGCAGACTTTCCTATCTTGCTTGCGAATGTAGCGAATAAATTTTTGAAGGACGCCTACCAAGCCGCCCCTCAAACATTTATGCCGTTTACGAAAATGGTTCAACTGGCAGATTTCAAGGAACGCAAAGTGT